TTCATCACTACCGATGCCTCTGGCTGGCCTTCTCCGTCATAGCTGCCGGAGATGATGAGGTTGAGGGCGTAGCGGTCGTATTGCTTTGAGTCGATGCTGGATGGTGCGGATGCGATCATGGTGTTTGGATTTTTGGGTTAGCTGTAGGTGAGAGTTTCTTTTAAGGACCAAGCGCCGGTGGCGCTGGATTCGGATGAGGTTGTGCCTGCTGAAGTAAAGATGGTTCGGACGATCTCCCATGCGGTGGCGTCAAAGACGCTTCCGGAATTGGGGAAGTCCGAGTAGAGGAGGTAGCCGAGGTAGGTGGTGTCGCCGATGAGGTCGAACATCCAGATGCGGTCGGGTGCTTCCTTTGCGCCTGCGAGTTTATAGACTTCGCCGGTCGCGGGATTCCGAGTGTAAAGCCTCCGGTCTTGGTGGTTGATGCACACCTCGCCCAGAGCAAGGTCGGTCGTGGCGGGAATTTTCCCGGCGACTGAGCTTTTCTTCGGAATGATTTTTGGGTTGGCCATCTATAGAGAAGGTTGCCGCCGGGGGGGATTGCCCCCCCAGCGGACTTGGTTATTGAATATCAATAAGTTCCACCATCTATTTCCGTCTCCAAAGCGGTGATTCGATTGCCCAAGCTGGTATCAGCCGAAGCACGGGTCGAAGCCTCTGAAGAAACTGCGTTGGAGCGATTTGTGATCTCTGAGGCGAGGCCCGCTTCGAGGGTGTTGATGTCGCTCTCGGCTGCGGTAACCCGCGAGGCCAAAGAACTTGCTGCTGTCTCGATATCGGAGATGTCGGAGGCGAGAGCGGCTTCTGCGGCGGTTGCCCGTGAAACTTCCGAGGCGAGAGCGGCTGATGTCGAGGAAGTGAGCGCGGAGATCGCCGAGGTGCGATTCGTGATCTCGGTCGCCAAATTGCCTGCGATGACTCCTTCGGCTGCGGTCGCCCGTGCTACCTCTGCGCTCAGTCCGGAGGAGGCGCTGGAGGCGAGGGAGGTGATGGCTCCGTTCAAGCTGGAATCTGCGGCTTGGAAGGCCGAGACCACTTCCGTCAACGAATCAAGCGATCCAGCCGTTGTGTTGCTCAACACATTGTCGATGCGAGTTCCGAGAGCAACTTCCGCTGCGGTGGCGCGTGAAACCTCTCCTGCGAGGCTTGTGCTGAGAGCGCCTTCTGCGGCTTGCGCCCGTGAAACCTCGGTGGCGAGATTTTGGGTCAATGTGGCATCGGCGGCTTGTCTTGCGGCACTTTCCGTTGCGAGGTTGCTCGCGGCGGTGGAAACGGCGCTGGCCAGATTCGTGGTCAAGGTGGCGTCCGCTGCGGAGCGAAGTGCGGCTTCTGCTGCCACGGCTGCGTCAGCGTATGTCTTTTTAGCAAAGATATTTTCGCCGCCGATAACGAGCGGGCCGTCTGCTGTTCCCACGAACAAGCTCTTGTTGAGCGTGTCGATGGCGAGTTCACCAGCGGAAAGATTTTGTGGCGAACCACTTCCGCGTTTGATTTTCAGTATTGGATTGGGCATTTGATTTATTTGGTTGTTGGTTGGTATCAGTCAAAACTAACGGTTTTGTTTGGTGTTCATGGGGAAAGTTAAAAGGCTCCGCAGTCGATGGTCTCAACCATTAGTCGGTAGGTGTTGGCGGCGTTGTCCCAAAGCCATTGCACATGGGTGTCTTGCGCGTGGTAGATGCGGGCCTCCTTGCCGGGTTGCGGGAAATCGGCGGCGGTCGGGTAGATGACGAGCTGCTTGATGCTGTCTTCCGGAAGGACGATCTGGAACTGACTCAAGTCCAGTTGCTGGGTGATGTTTGTCTCAGTGATCGTCGTCATGCGTAGGCGGCGGTCTCCCGGTTGGTCCACGCGACATTGGTCGCCTTGGCGGTTGCAGTGACGGCTCCGGCGGTGGTGAGCGCGGAGCGGGTGATGATCCACTTGGCCACGGCGGCAGCGGAGCCGGTGGCTGGGATGTCGGAATTGAGCAGCAGTCCGTAGTAGGAAAATGTGCCAGCGGTGTTCAGCGCGAAGGCGTGGATGTAGTTGTCCGGGTCGCGTTGCGTGGTGGGCGAGTAGAGGCCGAGGGCAACGACAACGATCTTTGCGCCGTTGGGGATCGCTTGTGTGAAAGTGATCGTGCCAGCGCCTTGGTTGACGAGGTAGTCGGTGGTGGGTTCCTGCGCGACACCGTTGATGGCGACCATGACATGGTTTGGGTCGCTGGACTTGAGGCCGGAGATCGAGAAGGTGCGAAGCGTGCCGTTGCCGGTGAGCGTGGTCTTCGCGCTGGAAAGGAGCGCGGACTGCTGGAGCGTGAGGTTGAGTGTCTGGTTCGGGGCTGTGCCGGTGATTGTGGCCGCAGGGTTCGTCCCGGTTGTGACTGATCCAATCGAAAGGGAATTGGCTGCGCCTGTCGCTCCGGATGGCCCGACCAGTCCTTGGATGCCTTGCTCACCTCTGGGGATGGTGAAACTAAGAACCCGGTTCTCTGGGGTTCCGGTGGCGGCAACGCTGGCATTGGTCCCTGCGGCTCCGGTGGTGGTCGTGCCGACTTGGATCGTTCCTGCTGGACCTTGCGGGAGTCCGAAGTTGAGAACCGCCGTGTCGTTTGTGCCGGTGTTGGTGACGGTGGGAGTCGAGCCTGTCGGGAGGTTGGTGACCGCTCCCACTTGAACGAAGAGCGAGGGATAGCTCACGCCGCCAGCCGGTCCACCTCCGCTAACCTGCGAGGCATCGACTCCATCGCCGCCATTGCGGGAGGAAACGAGTTTGGAGGACATCCAAGCGGGTTTGATCCGGCCCTTGCGCTCGGTGGAGTCCCGGCGCATGGCGGGGCTTTTGCCAAGGATTTCGGTTTCCTTGGCGAGGAGCGCGGCTTTGTTAGCATCGCCTGTGAGTGGCACGGCGAGCTTGGCGGCGAGGCTGGCCGTGAGGAGGTCGATGAAAAGGGAATCGAAGAGGGTGACCTCGGTGACTTTGCGGACATACTCCAGCGTGATGGCCGTGCCGAGCCAGACATCCCAGTCGGTGGTCCACCCGAATGTCACGCCTGGTTGCTTAGTGGAACCGGCAACCACGCATCGGTAGACCGCGCCGTTATTGGAAACGGCATTGCCGACTTCATAAACGCGATCCACGACCCATGCGGGAGAGCCGGAATCGGCATTGGTAAGGACAAAGTTCCCAGACACCTCCCACGACGAGTCGCCGGTCGAGTAGTCGTAGTCGTTGACCCGGAAGACGCGCAGGCAATCTGCGGGGATCGCGTAGCGGTAGGCCCACTTGTATTCCGGGCGCGGGAGCGTCTCGATGACCGTGGTGGACTTCATCGCCCATGTCCACGAACCAGCGAGGAGGAGCGCATCGCGCACCTGCGGGTAGAGCGACTTGGCGAGCAGCATCGCCTGTGAGGAGGGTCCGAACTGCTCGGCAGTGCCAACGCGCAGGATCGCTTGGCGGCAGAGTTCGTCCTCGGTGAGCGTGGTGGATGGGCGGTCCTTGGCGGTTGCAAGGATGAGGGACTTGACCACCGGGCGCTGCATGTTGGCCGAGAAAACCTCGGCCATTTGAGAGAAAAGATCTTTCGAGCCGGTAAGCGGCATCGCGAGGTTCGCGGCCAGCTTCGCGGAAAGGATTTCGACAAAGACCGCAGGGAACTTCGCGGAGTCGGTGACAGAGGCGATGTATTCGATCTGGGCGGGAGCGGCGAGATCGGTGTGGATGAATCCGTCCACGATCTCCCATTTCGAGAAATTCTCATCCTCATCGATTCCGTTGAGGCGGATGAGACGCAGGAAGTCGGAGGGAACGGCGAACCGGCGGGCGTAGCCAAAGGCCGGAGCAGTCGCATCAGCGGTGAGCGATGCCAGTTTGCGGCAGAACTGCCAGTCGAACTCCGTCTGGAGTTCCTCCAAAGTCTGCGAGTAGAACAGAGAACAATACTGCGCCTGTGCGGTCGCGTCCGTGAGCGCGGTGATGCGGGAATCACCGAGTCGGGCGAGGGCGAGGTTGCAGATTTGGATGTCTGTCATTGAGGCGCGGTCAGATCACAGATTGAAAAATTGGGTGGCAGACATTTCCCGGTCTGCCAGCGGGGTGCGGGACTTAGAGGACTTCGTCGCAGGCGATCTCGACGACTTTCTTCTCTTCCATACGCACGGCAGCAAGGCTGGCCACGGAACGGATTTGAAGGGAGTGTGAGAGGTCGGTGCGGATGTCCATGTGGGTCTTAAGTCCACGCTCGGCGAGGACGATGCCGCTCTTCACATAGGCGAAGCAGGAGCGGATATCGGTGGCCAGCGGGAGCTGTTGGCTTCGGCGGAATTTGAAGCCCATGAAGGTATTCAAAGTGCCGTCCACAAGAGCGCGGACCGTGTTGTAGTCAGCCGAGGTTACCTCAGTCGTGCGGAGCAAGTCTTGAAGCTGCTTGGCCGAAACAACCAGGATGCGCTCTTCCTCTTCATCAACTTCGTTGGAGTCGAAGAGGAACTTCGCTGCGCGGAGCTTGGCGATGGTGAGTCCGGAGTTGGCGACTGCGCCGGACTCGACATAGTTGGCTGCGATCTTCTGACCTGCTGGCAGGACGGTGGCTGTTGTGCCAGTCGTGCCGGTGTAGGCTGTGCCGCCGAGGGCGTCGATGATGATCTTGTCGCAAGTGCGAGCGTAGGCTGCTCCGTGCGATTGGATGATCGGGCTTGTGGGAAGCACAACTTCGCCGAGGAACTGCTCGTCGAATTCGTCAACGAGTTTGGCGCAGTCGTAATTGAGCGGGCGAATCCAACGCTTGGCCATCGATTGATCGGTGATCCGGGTTTCGCGTGAGCGATCCGTGATCTGAGTCATCGAGGTTGCGTCGAGTTGATTGTAGGATTTCTCCTTACCTTCGATGGAATCGAGGGTGCAGTATTCTTTGAGCCTGCTGTTCTTTTGCTGAACGAGGTGTTTCCAGTTGTTATCGAACTGGGTCGTGAAGTGATTGGGGATGTTCGTCAGAACTCCGTTTAGATCGGCCATTTGGTCTCCTTTGGTTTTTGGTGAGTTGGTATCAGTCGAAACTGATGGTTTGTTGCTCCCTTCGCTTCCGAGTGTCCCGTGTGGGGTCTTCGACGGCGGGTATTAGGGAGCAGGCTCACAAAGGAGGTGTCTGCTCTGACGAAATTGACATTACCGCTGATGCGGTATCAGTCAAAACTTTTTTTTAAAAAAAATAGCGGGGCCGGGAGTCGAACCCGGAATTCCAGATTATGAAACTGGTGTGATACCTTTTCACTACCCCGCAGAAATTCATCCCTGCTTGAGCAGGGAGGTGACGAGCGCAGCGGCCTCGCGGTCGCCTTCCATGTAGCGTTTGTGCCAAGTGTTGTCGGGATTCGACATGATGTCCTTGGCGCGAGCCGCGCCGGTCATAAACTCTGTTCCGCCCATCGAGCGACCGACCTTGTCCTCGCTCATCATTTGCGCCATGCGAACGAATCCACGCACGACCTCCGGGTCGCTGAACCCGTGTGAATTCGCATCGACGCCAGCGATTTTCGCGGCCTGCTTGGCAAGTCCGATGTTCTTTCCGAAATCATTCCCCCACTCCTTCTGGAGCGTCTGCACGGCCTCAGTGCGTTGCTTTTCAAAGGTGGCTTGGATCGCCTCCATTTTGAACGCCTCGGTGCGGGCATGCTGGTTGACGAGTTCCTTCATGGCCGATGGCGGGATGCCGTGCTTGTGGGCGATCTCGGCGTATGGCTTCGCCATGTCGTCGCTCCATGTCATGCCTTCCGGGAGAGCGTCTGGAGCGAACTTGTATTCCTCCAGCGAGTCCGGCACACCCATGGCTCGGCGGAAGGCGGCGACCTCTTCGGGCGAAGATTTCTCGTTCGGCACGCCGAGCTTTTTGCCGATGAGTTGATTGGCATTGGCGAGCGCCTTCGCCATGTCGGGAACGCTTTTGTATTTGGAGAGCGTGTCCTTGTAGGCAGCGGAGTCTTCCGGGAGGTTGTTGGTCCATCCTTCCCCGAATGTTCCGTCTGGGTTCACCCATCCGGTCGAAGGAGTCGAGGGTTGCGCGGTGGTGGTTGTCTCCGGAGCGGCTGGCGCTGCGGCGTTGGTGCTGTCGGCTCCTGTGTCGAGCAGACTCTGCTCGGAGGAGGTGTCGATGGTGTCTTCCATAAATTAGGTATCAGTCAAAACTGCACGCTTATGGGTGCGGGTGGTAGCCGAGGTGGGTGCGGCGTCCGGCGTAGCGGATCGCGAATTCCTGCGGGTGGTAGTCGCGCATCCACTCGACATAGGCAGGCGTCTTGTCGCCGAGCATCTGCTCCATTTCCGGTGCAGGCGGGATGTCTTTCTTGGGTTCGGATTTGGG